CCGTTTCACGGGTATCCCCTTCAGGCGGCCGTACTTCTGGCCGGTTTCCTGTTCCCACCTGTCCTTGAGCTCACGGTAGCGTATTTCTGCCCGCTGGGTCTCCATATTGTTGTCACCGTACTGCTGCTGTGCTCGCTGGTACTTGGCAGCGGCTTCGTCCACCTCACGCTTCTTGATGGCCTTCATCTGCTCCATATCCCCTACCGGGTTGGGGTTCCGCCCCGGCACTCCCGGTGAGTCCAGGTCGGCCTGGGTGGCAGCCTTGGCCGGAGCATTTGGAGCAAGCTGGTAAGTGCCGCTTACCTTGTCATAAACAATGTACCCGGCGGTGATGTAAGGCTTAACACTGTTACGCTCAGTTTGAGTCATCTCAACTGGTTTCCTGCCAACGTATCTCTCCGCTATTTCTCGGTCGGTCGCCTTCTGCGTCAGCAACGCCTTGCACGTCTCCCGCAAACCGCCGTGGCTCTTCGATGCCCTGGCACAGGCAGCACCGAACATGACACGCTGATCGTCTGATCTGGATCCGCCGAAACGCGGATTCGTGTCGCCCGGCTTGTCCAAGTCGGTTCCGCCGCCGGTCATCGTTCCCGCACCTTTAATACCCTTCTCGCACCGGCAGGGCTTACCTTGCTTACAGTTGCCGCAGCAATCCTGCTGACCACTAGAGTTATCCTTGGATTCAACAGGCTGAGCCACATCCGCCTTGGAGGAAGAATGGGCCTTGACGATGACGGGAGCACACGTCCCATCCTCCTGACGACAGGTGCCTTCGGGGCAGGGAGTCCAACCCTGCCACAGTCCCTCAGTCTGAGCGCAGTAGGGCTGCCATGCCTTCTGGAGATTTATGGACATGAAGCTGCGTTCTCTGTCGAACACATCCCGGCAGGCGCCCATCAAATCCTTCTCCAGCCCCACTGCCTTGGGGTTCGACGGCACGCCAACGATGGACACCTCCGTCTTGTCCCACAGGTTGAAGTACCAACCCGGCGGCATCATCGGCTGGTTGTGGGTGCGGGCCTTCTGCACGTCGTCACGCTTCCACGCCTCAACCGGCACGAAGGCTATGGAAGTGGCGTTGAGGATCTTGCGCTTGCACTTGCCATAGAGGAAGTCGGCATCGGGATCGGCCCTGTCGAAGCGGATACCGTCCACGATGCGGTTCTCCTCCTTGAACACCAGCAGCCGGCCGTCCTTCGACCGGCACACGCCCACGGGGACCACCCATTCCTGGTGCCCGAAGAAGGCAACAGGGTTGCGCTCGAAGTTGTGGAGCTGCCCGCCCATCGGCCGCACAATGTCACCGTCCCGATCCTCCTGATCGTTCGTCACCTCGTAGTAGAGCGTATCGTCGTCCTCGTTCTCCCGGTCTTCCAAGACGTTGCCGGCTTTGGCAAACCCCAGCAGCGGAGTCTCGTAATCCTTGTAGAGATAGGCCCAACCGGGAGACAGGTAACGGCCCACGTCGGGGGCGAGGTGGCCCTTGAGAACCGCTTCGGCAATGAGGTCCCTGCGGGAGAGCACGTCAGAGATGACGGGATGAAGGATCATCGAAAACCCTTAACAAATAGTATAACCCGACCCGACATTTTACTACCCCAATTTCCCCGCTCAACCGTTTTCGACCGGGGCCGGAACGGTCTTCGGGCCAACCACCTTCGCGAACTCCGCGGCGTTCATCACGAAGACCCTGGCCTGGCAGTTGGGGCACTCCGCGGATAGCAGATCCGCCCAGGTGCCCAACTCGGGCTGCTTGCTGCCGGGCACGGCGTCCCGCCGCAAGCAGCTGACCGTGGTCTTGCAGGTCATGCACCTCCCGGCCAGCACCTCGTCTAGGTCAGCGTAGCGCGGGGGTTCCGGCTTCGGAACCAGCTGAGGAATCATGAAACCAACCTACCTTATTAGGTGGTCCTTGCAGCCGTTTGTCAACAGTACCCCAACAGCCTCACGGTCGTCAAGGCGTCCTGCCGGTAGCACACCTCGGCCTCCGGCCTGGCCTTCAGGACCAGCCTCAACGCCTCGTCGAACGTCAGCCCCTGAGCGAGCAAGATGGCCAAAGCCGTAGAAGGGGCGCGGTTGTCTCCGTTGCAGCAGGACACGCAGACCCGGTGGTGAGGGTTTGCTAGGGCTCCGAGCGCGAAATCGATGCTGCGGCCGAACCACTCTGGCGGCTTAGGTTGGCCGTCGTCTTCGACTGGGTTCCAGAGGATAACAACACCGTTCAACACGTCCAGACTCTTCGCGTGGACCTGATTGCGCCGGCAGTTGATGAGGTGGGTGACGCCGGCGTCGTGAAACTTCTGAACGAGAGAAGCGGCACTTTCCTCATCAGCTTCACGGGAGCTACCGATGGCCAACCTATTGTGACACCAACTAAGTTTCATGGTTGCTCCTTGGGCCAAGTTTTCATTGTGGTCCAGTACATCTTCAAGCTCTCGCAGCGTGGTCATGCCAACACCTCGCTCATGGTACACCAGCAATGCGGATGCCTCGGCGGGTGCAGAATCTTAGCGTAAAGTCCTGTCCCGTCCACCACGAATGGCTCGTCCAGCTCCTTCTGAAGTCCATCCAACTCCAGGCATAGCTCGCAGGCGTCAGAGCTGGCCAGCCACTCCTTCCGCAGCTTGAGCTTACTCTCCTTGGCGTTGAACAGGGCACCACCGTGGACGGCCCGCGAGGACTCCGTGGCGGCGATGCGCCAGGCCCGTGACGGGTCGGCGAAGATCCTCTTCACCTCCCTGGCCAACTGGGCGACGGCCTTGCCCTCCTCCAGGCCACGCTTGAGCAACGACCGCAGCTTGCGGATCGACTCCTTCAGCTCCCCCACGGCGGTGTCGTTGGTCTCCTCGCAGAACTGAAGCGTAGCCCTATCCACCGCCCGCAGCACCCTGGGATCGAAGAGATCGAAGGACACGCCCAGCTGCTTCAGCTTTTCCCCAAAGGTGTGTCTTATGTGAGGTGTAATCCGTTGCGGCAAGCGGATCATCGCCGCTCCCGCCTCACCTCCTTGCAGAGCATGCAGCCGGTGCCGAGACTCGACGACACCTTGATGGAAGAGTTGCGTGACCACGGGCTTGACCACCTGGGCCAATCGCTCTGGCCAGTGTTGAAGTTCCGCCAGCACGTCGTCCTCATCTCCGCGCAACGTCCCGAGAGAAAGCAGTCTGCCCACCTCCGCCGCCTGCTGCCGGAACGCGGTCTGGAGCAGCCTGACCAACAGAAGCGTGGTGCTGTGCGATGTTGGTCTGTTCATGTTCTCAACATCACATGGCCCAACGTCTCCCCCTGCGCCTCCATCCACCAGCGCCGCTCCTCTTCGGTGGTACCCCCGCGTCCTTCCGGTCGCGACACAGTGATCTTGCCTTCTCGCCACAGCCCCATCACCGCGGCGTGCAGGGACTCAGGGCTGCCACCGAGCTTGCGGCCCAGATCGGCGAGCGACGTGAACTTGTCCCGACCGCTGCCGATCTGTCGCATGGCCACCAGCACCTGGTCTCCCGTGGTCTTCCGCACTGACATCTTGGCCGACCGGCCATCGCACGCCTGGCACTTTCACTTCAGCGACTGGTCTTCCTGATGCGGTTCTCGTCGTTGCAACCTGTTAACGGGGAACCGCAGGGTCAGCTTGGGGTCCAGGTCCATCACGGTCTCACCCTTGGTGATGCTCAGCTTCTCCACCTCGCCATCGTACTCCCTCTGGAAGTACCCCTGGAGCCCGCGGATGCCCTCGGCGATGCCGATGATGGCGGGGATGTTGCCGGGGAGGGGCAGTGTGCCGAGCATCACCACGGCCATCGCCAGGGCGGTTTTGCGGCCGTACCTTGATTCCAGTGCTGCCCACCGCTCGGCGAGCCAACGACCTACCTCCTGAAGAGAGTTGCCAAGGCCCTTCTTTGCCGGATCAACCTCATCGCCGGCACCCTCTTCCTCCCCATCGTCCCCTTCCGGAATCTCCTGCGGAGCTTCGGGCTTCGCCGGGAGAGAAGCAGACGCCAGCAACTCTTTCGCCGCCTCCCACACTTCTGCCAGGTAAGGGTCTTCACCCTCGTACTCCGGCAGTGGGTATGTCTCCACGTCCAGCTCACCCTCGTCATCAAGGTCGGGAGCATTTAGTCTCGCCTCAGCTAACTTCGGAAGGTCGGTGTTGATCGCCATCGGTCGGTTCCTCTCACGCCGTCTGCAACCGTTCCAACCACCCCTTGAACACCTTTGGGTGGATGTAGTTATCTCGCGCCATCTCGGGGTTGTTGTTCAGCTTCCTGGACACCTCCGCTGACATGGTGAGGACTGCCTTGGCCACCAGCTTGGCGTCCTTCTTTGGGTCACCGGAGAGAGGGGGAGGCGGTCCCCTGAAGTTGGCTACCGCCTCTTCGGCCCAGCGCGTGGCATTGACCGTTCTCAGGTCCTTGACCAGAATGTCCTCCGGTCCGCCGACGCTCTTGCTGACCTCCTTCAGCGTCTTGATGGCATCACCGCTGTTGGCCTCCTTGAAAAGAAAGTCCTTTGGCCCCGTGTTCTCCAACGCACCCTTGATGAACGCCACGTTCGTCGGGTCACGGACAACCGTCTGGTTGCGCACGCCCTCCTTGCCGATGAAGTCGAGGTGGACCTCGTCACCCTGGACCTTGACGTGCCTGCCCTGGAGAGAGGAGATACCGAAGTGACCGTGTTTGACGGACTCCGCACCGTCGGTAGGACGTAAGCCCGTTTCCCGGATGCAGGAGGTGATGGCCGCCGCCTCACGCTTGCGTTGGGGCAGGCTCTCATCTTGCAGTTGTTCCGCCAACTTGTCCTCGATGGCACTGAGCATAGGTGCCACTCGTTCCACCCTCTCCCACTTCTCCGCCGCGTTCTTGGCATGAAAGGCCGGCGTGTAAGCGGATTGCTGGGAGACGCGACCGCTCTTCGACCGCTGCTTCCAGGTCACCAGGGCACCGCCGTCGCCGGCGTCCAGGTTGACCCTGACCTCTGAGGCCGGCACGTCAGCGGGAGGCAGCTTATCCGCTCCCAGCTCCTTCAGCTTGGCCAGGGTCGCCGGTTCTAGCTGACTGCCGGGAGCTGCCCTTTTCGGCTGATCTCCATCGGCGGGTTTCTTCTTATCCGGCTTAGGTGTTGGCTGCGGCTTCTTCCCAGTACCACCGCCTTCCTCCTCTCCGCGCTGGTCCCTGATGAGCCCCTCATCGGCAGCACCCCCCGTCTCACTGGCAGGTTTCTTTCCCCCACCTTCGCCGGGCTTGCAGTGCCCTTCGTCGTCACGGTCGCAGGTTTCGAAAAACGAACCCTCGTTCTTGCGCACTATGGCCAACAAGCTCTTCAGTCTATTCGCCGGCCTGGCGACCGCCCTGGCCTCGTTGCGCAGGCACTCTCCC